GAACGGCCGCCCGTCACGGAGCCGCCGGCATTCGGCCAGATGTCCACCCGACATGCGGACATTCTGCCAGCGCCCGGCTGCGTCCCGGTGGTGCGCCGTGTACTCGCGGGTATGCCAGCCGGTGACCTGGCACTTAGCGCCGTCCCAATAGAAGATTTCGCCAGCCTCGATGGTGCCGACATGGCGCAGCCGGCCGCCCATCTCGCGGTAACGGAATCGCTGCGGGTTGTATTGCCTAAGCATGGCGGAGCACCTCTTGGAAGCGCCTATTCATGGCCGCCACCTCGCGCCGGATCGCGGAGATTCCACATTCCGGCAGGCCGAGGCGCGCGCCTTCTGGCGTCGGAATGCCGCGCGTGAGGCAATAGCCGCGCATGTTGTAATAAGCCTCGGAGACTTCCACGCCGTCCAGCTTCAGGACGTAGCGCATTTGCCGCTCTAGCATCGCGCGCCGCTTGGGCGCCTCGATCAACTCCAACCGCTTTCTCATAATATTTCCTCCTCCTGGAGCGTAAGGGGCCGAAGGCCCGACACCTCGAACCGTGCACGTTTACCGCGCCCGCGTCAATATGCTAATGTAGCAAAATGAAACAAAAAGCACCGCCCACCACGGGCCGACACGACACAATGACACAAACCGACCCGACAGCCGCCCGCCAGGCCCTGAAATTGACGCAAAGCGAGCTCGCCCAGCTGGCAGGCTGCAGCCGCTCGACCGTCGCCCGTTGGGAGAAGCGCGGGCGCGCGCCTCGATGGTTGTGGGCCGTCCTGACATGCGAGCGCCTGACCCGCGCGGGATTCCGCACGCCGTACCAATGAAAAGGGCGGACCCGAAGGCCCGCCCCGTTTCGACCGTATCGCCCAGCGATCACCCGCCCAGCGTCACCGCCGCGGCCCAGCCATAGACCAGCACCAGGCCCGCGGCCGCCAGGATCACCGCCACCGCCCCGCGCCGCTTGTCCCGCTTCATCCGGGCATACCTAACGTCAAGCATGCTCATAGCGCACCCCCAGCCAATGACACGGCCGCGCCCGTCGGGAGCGATCACCAGATAACGGCCGTCCGCCCGCTGCTGGACAGCGAAGCCGGAGCGCCGGAGGCGTCCGAGGATCGCGCGCGCCAGCTGCCGCGCCCGCCGCCGCTCATGGGGCGATAGATCACCCGGCGCCGTGCACTCGTCATAGGTGGCCAGCAGCGCCGACACCGAGCGCCCGGCGGATAGCGGCCGGCCGATGTAGTCCCGGTAAACGAACGGGAACCACACGCGCGGCTGTATCCCAGACCAGCGCGCATAGGTCGCCCAGCTAGGCAGGGACGGCCGCACCCGCGCCGCCCTCATGGTTGCACCTTTTGGAAGCAGTAGGCGGCCGCGCCCGTGATCCAATGCCGATCATTGGGGCCCGCCTGGTGCGAATAGTTGATCAGCGGCCGGTCGTAATCGTCACCGATCAGCCGGCCCATGTAGACGTCACTTTCTGCCCGTGCGTCGACCAGCCGGCGGCCGATCAACGCCTGTATCGCGTCGCCCTTGCGGATCATGGCCGCACCGCCCGAGGCTTCAGCGCCTCGACATAGGCCAGCGCGCGGCCGGTTGATATGGGGCGCACGCGGCCGTCGGCGCCGCCCTTGCCCAGCACCTCGACCAGATACCATTGATCAGGGGAGAACGTCGCCTCGACCGCGTGGAACCAGTCGCGCGCGGATTCGTAGCGCTTGGCCGCCGACACGCCGGCCGGACCATCGGCCGCCGATACCAGCGTCACCAGATGCGACCCGCAGCGACGCGGGGCCCATAGGAACATATCGCCATCAACCGCACCCGCGAACGCGCGCCGGTCATGGACCCGCACGTCGTCCCAGTAGTGTTGAACCACTGGCCGCGCCAGCGCCTCGACCTGTTCATAAACCGTTGTCATGTTGTCACCCTCCAGGGTTAGGGGCCGAAGGCCCGGGGCTGGCATGATCGCCACAACTGCCGGCCGCTAGGGACCGGCAGGGGAAGGGATCACAAAAACCGCGTCTCGTAGTAGGAATCGCCCCACTTCGGGCCAACCGCGCGCCGCTCGATAACCTGCAGCGCCGGCCAGCTGTACCCGCCGTAGAAGTCATCGACCCGGGACTCCTTGATGAACAGCTCGCGGCCGTCAATGTGGCTCTGGCGGCGCCTGTACCCCTCCGCAATCAGGTGTGCCGCCGCGTCGTCGTAGGTTTCAAAGGTCTGCATGTCTGCTCCTGCATGTCGGGGCCGAAGGCCCGGGGGGTCTCATCAGTGCTGGCTACACCAGCAGACGGCAGGCCCGCGCCCGCCGTTTCGACCTAGCACACGGGTTCAGCGAGCCTCGCGTCGGGTAAGTCAGCCTCATCAGACACAACGAACCGTTGCCCCGTGGCCTTGCTCTCCCAGACCCGCACGCGCGCCAGCCAGACCAACCGCCAGCAGGCCCGGGCATACTGCCGCGCCCGCTTGTGTTCGTGCTCAGTCATAGGCCGCCCGGGATCGGTGGCGACGTTCCACCCATACACAAGCGAATGCGGGGAACGGGATAGACGCAGCAGACGGCCGGAGGCCGCGCAGCGGGGAACGAAGGGATAAGAAAACTTCCGCGCGTTCATCATGCACCCCCGTTCAGGATGTCGGCGCACTGCAGCAGCCGGACCAACTCGCGCGCCCAGCTGGACGCCTTCGCATCCTGCCCACACGCCTTGTACGCAATCGCCTTTGCCAGAGCCCGAGCAATGGCCGACCGATCTAACCCGCTCATGGCAGCACCTCGATAGTGTCGGCCAGCCAGCCGGAGATCACGCCGCGCTCGCCGTCCTCGACCTCGACCACGAACCGGCAGTCGTACAGATCAGACACGCACGACACTTCCGCGCCGTCCAACGCACGGATAAACCGGCAATCCGAAATCCAGTCGGGGCCCTCGACCCAGAGCAGCGAGCCCACCGACACCGGAGCCGACTGGCCAAGGTTAGATGCAGGTAGCGTGTCCATGCCTTCAGCGTGCGACAGGATGGAACAGGGAACAGGGTTGATGCGTGCTGCGCTAGACAGCCTTTCAAACTTGGCGCGCGCGTTCTGCAACGTGTACCACGCAGCAGCGGCGGCCGGGTCGATAGTGTGGTCTGACATAGTGTCCACTCCAGTGGTTAGGGGCTGATAGCCCGGTTTGACCAGCGAACTGTAGGCACACCTCGACCATGCTGTAAATAGGAATGTTTACGATTGACCACGATTAATGGTGGCGACGTACTGGCCTATGTTACCGCTGAAAACAGTGAACATAAGGGGAACATGGGTGCATTATCGGTGGTAACATAGCTAAGCCATTGATAACTATGACTGCCTTATTTTACATAATGCGTCTTATCCACTTCTCTCAGTCTCGCGCGCGCGATGCCGGTTGCTCGACCTGGTAGCATGGCAACGTGGCCAACAGATGATCACCAGCACCAGCAGCAGGGGCAGGGCAGGGGCTCGACTGGCCAGCGTCGGGCAGCACCAGCAGCGCACGGGGCACGCGGCCCAGCAGCGCGGCGGCCCGGCGGCCGGCGGCCCAGCGGCGACCCTCCACCCCCCTAGCACTCAGCGGGGCCCCCTCCATCTACTGCACCGTGTCCTTGCCTCTCATTCCCATCATTTTCATTTTCACATTAAAAATTTCGGGGAGAATTCGGGTGATGAGGCGGGAAGGTCGGCCCGAAAAAATATTCCAAAAAAATTCGGAATGACCCTCGACAGTAGTGAGGGTCATTAGATTTGCGCCGCGGGGGTTTGGCTGGGCGGTATAATCGGCGGTGGTGCGGCGGCGTGGATGGACACGCAGAGATGACCCACAACAGCCATCATGTAGGGCGCTTTACGCAAATCTCGGGGCGGTGGCTGCCCAGTCGGTATCAAGCCCGGCCCGCACCACAAAAATCGAAGGCTGGCGCCTTGACACAGGAGAGATTGATGTCGGCAGAGGTCTGCGGGATGTGCGGTGAGACAGCCGATTGCAGGTGCATCGAGGCCGATTGCCGGCGGTGTGGTGGCCTCGGCGAGTGGGATGAAGGCCCGCTGCCGGCGCGCTCGATCGTGCAGATCGACCCCGAATATCTGACCGTCGAATGCCCCGATTGCGCGGGCGAGGGCCGGATCAAATGTGACCGGCAAGGTTGCAACTGCCCATACGCGGACCTCCACGGGCGCGTGCCGTGCTACTGCGAGATCGCGCGGGCGCATCAACAGGAGTCCGCTGATGTCCGCGCTTGACCAGCTTCTGGATTACGCCGAGACCGTCGACTTTGAGAACGTCACCGAGGACCAGCGGCTGAAGCTGCTGGAGTTGTTCAAGGCGACGGTCCGGGAGGACTTCCCGCACGCGACGTTCGTCGACGAAGACAAGTTCATGAGGGGCTGATGGTCGACCAAACCACCACCGTCAATGACCGGGTGATAATCAGCGTCGACCCAGCCCATGGGCCTGACCAGGCGTGCTACGCTCAATACCGGCAACTGCCAGACGGCACTATCAAGTTTGAGCGGGCGCTGTTCGTGGTTCCGCCAGCCGCTCCCAAGCCCGACAGCGAGTAGGAGAGACGTATGGCTGGCTGGACCCGAAAGCGCCTACTCTTGACGTGCTCGCCGAGGGCGCTTGATGCCCATATGGGGATCATGCTGCGCTACAAGATCGGCCTGAACTGGCCGCGCCTGACGGCGGTGCCGTGATGCAGGACATTCTGTGCACCTATTGCGGCCGGTGGAAGTCCAGCGCCGAGGCCAAGGGTGTCACGCATTGCCACCCGATGTTCGGCGGGCGTGAGCACCTGTTCGACGGGAATCATCCGGCGCATGGGCCTGACGGCGGCGCGCCGTTAAGTGATGAGGTCCGGGCTGAGCTCACCAAGGGCGACGAGCGGAGGCGGCTGGCGGCCCTGGCTGTCCAGCAATATGCGATGGAGTGCGGCGCCGGCGAACTGTGGCTGGGCGACGAGCCGCTGGATAAGGTGCACGGAGACGCCGCCGAGATCGTTAGGATCGTCGAGGGCGTGCTCGCCGGGAAGCGGTATGTCCGGGTCGGCGACGACGAGAACTGGGAATGGGTGCTGACCGACTGATTTCCGCCGCAAGCCCCGCCGCGGCCCTTATAATCGGGTCTACTGGCTTGGGGGCCAATATGAGCAAGTGTCCGATCTGCCGCGGGAAGTACCGCGTCACTGTCATCAGCAAGAACGCCCGCGAGGTCGATTGCTGGGATTGTGGTCCGCCGCCACCTGATCTTCCAGGTGACGTCGAGGATACTCCGGCGCTCGAGGCTGCCGAGCCACAGACAGACCTGTTCTCATTTCTGTAGACCATAGTGAAACCCTTCTACGACTGGACGATCGCCGAGGTTGAAGGCGGCTGGCTATTGACGCGGGATGGCACTCGACTTGGTCCATACCCGACGCGGCACGAGGCGCTGAAGGCTGCGGTCGAGATGGAGAACAGGCGCCTGATCGGCCGGGAACCGAAAGAGGTCTGGTACACATGACGAAGATCCGCTTCATCCACCTGCCGCTGCATGACGTCAACGGGAACGTGGCGCCCGAGAGTGTCCAGATCCCGGTGAAGGTCTACGAGAACGGCAATGTCGCGCTGATGAACAGGGCCGACACGCTGATGGGCTATGTGTTCCTGGGCGAGGTCGTGAAGGAGAAATGATGTCCCTGCTGGACCTTTGGAAATGCTGGAGTGGTGCCTGATGGACGATCTTTCAGTCGCACGCGGGCGCCGCATGAACGAGCAGGAGCGATACCCCGAAACGCTCGAGGAGATGATGGACGAACTGGCATTCATCATCCGAGAGCGCAAGTTCACCCGGATCGCGTTCGTGGCCGTTCGAGACGACGGCGATGACCGCCAGACCATCCTGACGCGGCGGGTGAACCTCGCCGGGCTGATGCTGATGGGCGCGCTGATGGAGTGGATCGGCGCGATCCAGCGGGCCGGGTCACCGGCAACCACCTATCCGGAGCCCGAAGACCCCGCATCGTGATTTTCGTCCGCGGGGTGTCGGTCTGGCGCTATAATCCGGACATTGAAGCGGGGTGGAGCAGCCCGGTAGCTCGTCAGGCTCATAACCTGAAGGTCGCCAGTTCAAATCTGGCCCCCGCCACCAGTTTTTGAGATGCCAGAGCGGCCTAGCCGCGGTGATCGGCAGTGAAACCTGGGCCATGAGGAGCCTTGGAAGAAGCTGCCAGGAGCGCCGAAGCCGGCCTTCCGTTGGGCGCGCAGCGGACCCTAGTCTGTCGGGGATAGGCGGAAAGAGGGCGAATACCCCCAGCCGGTGGGAAGCCGGCACCCCGCCCTCTTAGCTCAGCCGGATAGAGCGTCGGATTCCGAATCCGGAGGCCGCAAGTTCAAATCTTGCAGAGGGCGCCATTCCCTTGTATATCCGCCTCATGAACTTCCGAACGACAACATCCCGACCGCGACCCTCGACCCGATCATAACGGGCGTGCGGTCTGCTGCGCCCTATCAGGGTGTAGCTCAGTTGGGAGAGCGCCGGTCTTGGGCACCGGAGGTCGTGAGTTCAAGCCCCACCACCCTGACCAGCACTTACTTAACCGACTAATGTGCACTTTTTGCATATTACTCTCGACGGAAGGCCAAGCCGACGGACGGCGACGGCAGCGGTCCCGAAAACCGCCGAGCTCGAAAGGGCCTTGGGAGTTCGATCCTCTCGCCTTCCGCCATATGCCCCGTTAGCTCAGTGGTAGAGCAACCGCCTTGTAAGCGGTAGGTCGCCGGTTCAAATCCGGGCACGGGGCACCATTTCGGTGATGCCAACAACATGGTCGGCCTAGCGCGCCTTCCGGGCCGCCATCTTCCCTCGAACCAGCTTGCTCGTCGCGTAGGGGCCGTCTTTCCGGCGGCCCTTCTTGCCATTGGCGGGCAGCGGGCCGCCGTAGCTCCGGGGCAGGGCGGTGATCGTCACCTTCGTCATGGCTGACCAGACGGCCCGGATCACCGTATCGCCGAATGCGACGTAATGGAGCTCGCGGCCGCGCCGGGTCTCGACATAGATCGAGTGCCCGGCGGCGATCAGCCGGTTGATTTCCATCCATTGTTCGGGCGTGACCGTGAGGCCGTAGCGCTCAAGCAGGCGCTCAGCGAAATGGCGGTACGCGGAGCGGTATTGCTCCGGAACATCGTCTTCTGTCATGTGGTCTAGGCCCCCAAGCCTGTGACCCAGCCATTTTACAGGCAGATTTCCGCCTACGGGGTGCAAATCACCGATAAAATCAGGGGGTCAACAACGGGAGCCAACACTCCATGACCGAAACACCACCCGAAGACCTGATCTTCGACCAGAACCTCGAGATCCTGGCGCACCGGACCGACCCACTCGAGGGCTTCGGCAGCACCCTTCTGACCATGATGTTCGCCGACGAGCTTGGCGTGGGTCAGCTTCAGTTCGCCGTCACCCTGAAGGACGGCCATCTGGTCACCCAGCTGCGCAAGGTGCGCGACCGGGCGCGGACCGACGAGGAAAAGGCGAAATTCGACGCGCTGGGCGAGCAGATGGCCGCCCGGCTGGAGGGTAGAGCATGAACCCCGCCGATTATCCCGTCGTCGCAATCCGCTGGCTGGACGCACACGGCCCCATGGGCTCGTGGACTTCGGTCGAAAACCTCACCGACGAGTGGGCCGAGGATGCAGAGGTGGTGACCATCGGCATGCTGCTGCGCGAGACCGAGCGGACGGTGATCGTGATCAACGGTCAATCTGGGCAGCGGGAGCCGACGGTCCATGGGGCGATCGCCATCCCGCGCGCTTCCATCATCAGCATGAAGGTCCAGGGAAACCCGTTCAGCGAACCCTCGACCAGCACCGAGGCCGAGCGGCGCGAGGCGCACTGGGGACGGGATAGGGTGATGCCTGATGACGCCGACGGAAGCTAAGGTCGAGCGCGTGTTCTGGCTGGGCGGCGAGAGGCGCGTCGGCATCAAGGCCTTGGGCCAATATGTGCTCGCCCTGACGCCTGCCCACGCCAGGCTGGTGGCCGCCGACCTGATCCGTGTCGCGGACGAGGTCGAGGCGGGCAAGCAATCTGCACGGGTATAAATTTTTATGTGGACACGACGCGCGGCCATGGTAGCATTTCCGCCATCCGAGGGAGGGCGTATGAAAGACATCTTTTATGGTTGCGCGGCCGTGCTGGCGGGTCTCAGCTGCATTGCGCTTGTCCAGTTCATGCTTCAGCAGACCGCCCGCGAGGAGACGGCCCGCGCCGAACTCCGGCTGCGGTGCTTCTCGCAGAACGTGGACGTCACCACCTGCGACCAGCTGCGCATGGAACGGTTCGCCGTCGCCAAATGATCAGTGATTTTCCAGATGAACAGGATGAGGAGGACGACGAAGAACAAGACGCCGTAGACGAGATTGACCTGCCCGACGAGTCCAACACCTTGGCCGGGCTGGTGTACCTCGACGACGACGAGCGCATATCGCCAGATGCGATCCTGACAGCGGCCACTGGCCGGATGAATGAGGTCGTGATCATGGGCGCCGGCGTCGACGGGGCCTTCTGGTTCGCCGCAAGCCACGGCAAGGGGCGAGCCGACGAAATCCGCAAGTTGCTCGAGAGGGGGCTTGCTATCCTGAACACATAGCCTTGGGGGGCTACTCACATGACCAAACGCATACCCAGCTTCTCGGAAGCAGAGGATCTTATCATCAAGAGCAATCTGCACCTTTCCGCGCCGAAGCTCCTGGCGCTCCTGCCTGGCCGCGAAAAGCCGGCCGTCCAGAAGCGCCGCCGCTACCTGATGAACGAGGACCGCTGGCACCTCGACAACGAAGGCGAGCCCTGGTCCGACGAGGACAAGGACACGCTCCGGGATATGTTCGAGAACGAGGAATCGCATGCCGAGATGGGCATCGCGCTGAAGCGTTCCGAGGACGCCGTCCTGAATATGTGCCGCCGGCTGAAGCTGATCCGGGGCCGCATCCCGGAAGACTTCAGCGTCCACCCGATCCGCGACTTCCCCGCGCTGCCGCCCAATGCCTTTGAGGACCAGCCCGTCGGGCGCTGGCCCGGCGCGGTCGGCCGTCCGCCGCTGAACGGCAGCTTCGGCGTCGTCGGCGTCTACGGCATCGAGTAGTCCATCAACACGAAAGGACATCACATGGGAACCCTTCAGCCAAAACTCCGGGCAGAAGATGTCGCAAAGTACCTCAACATCACGACGTCCACGCTTGCAAAAATGCGCCTGCGCGGAGACGGCCCTCCTTATATTAAGGCTGGCAAAAAGATGGTCTTGTACGACATTGCCGATGTCGACAAATGGCTTCGAGACCAAGTGCGCACAAGGACGACTTCATAGGGGAGTGGCGCCTACACCGTTTAATCCGGCAAGCCATCGTCGGATCACTTGGCGGGGGCTTCGGTTCCCGCCATTTTTTTGGAGACCTCATGTCCGAACACCACGAACTGATCGAAATACTGACCGGCGACTTCGCCCTGTCGCCGCAGCACACGGTCCGCATCGACCGGGCGATTGGTGACCTTGCGGGCGACGGCGGGCACGATCGCGGGCGGCGCGAAGTGGTGAACCCGCGCACGGGCCAGAAGGAAATCGTGCTGCTGGACGAGGCGGCCGCATCGCCCTCGATCAACTTCGACGACGCCATGACGGCAATCCGGCCGCTGGTGACCCGGCTGAAGTTCCTGAACCTGGCCGCGGCGGGCTCGCGGTTCATCGTGACGCTGGACACGCCCAAGGGTATGGTCGAGGGGCAGGCATGCAACACGCCGGCGCGGGCACTGTGCGCGGCGGTCCTGAAGACAGCATAAAGAAAGGGCGGCCGAAGCCGCCCTCTCCCGCCCCCGATGGCGCTCCTTAGAGCACCGGCATTTCCCATTCAGCGTCGATCGGCTGGCCATAGACCGGCCGGTAGAAGTCGTGGTAGCCGCGCGCCTTGATTTGGCCAAGCGTCCAGACGGCGTCGACGCGGTTGTCCAGCACGCGGATCCCGTCGTCGGTATGGATCAGCAGGATGCAATGCCCCTCGCCGGTCTCGCACCGGCACACGCACGGATAGGCGGACTTGCGCAGATCCGGGATGGCGGTGGTCAGCCGGTCATAGCAGTAAAGCGCGAAGCCGTCGCAATCGTCGCGGATCTTGCCGTTCTCGAGCGCCGGGATACCCCAATGCTCCGGCATGCCCCGGGTTTTCTGGTCGGGCGTCCATACGAAATGGCGCAGCGCGCTGCGGAAGACTTCGCTCACCGGATCTTTGAACGTGGCCCAGGGGATGTCCTGGTAGCCGGTTGACAGATCGGCCTGAACTTCGGGTTTGGTTGCGCTGGGCGCCTTGGTTGTCTTCCGGGCCATAAAATCTCCTAGTACGGCTTGCAGAGCTCGTAATCAGGGTTGTCGTGACAGAACTGCACGGCGCCGATGGGCGGGGCGGTTCGGGGTGCTGTTGGCGCCGGCTTGTGCGGCGGGTCGCGGGTGACGTCCATGTGAACGGAGCCGCAGGCACCCAGCAAAACGATCACCGCGATCAGCATCTGTTTCATGGTTTCGCTCACAGCACGGGGTCGAAGGCTCTGAGGGTCACGGCGACGATGAGGTAAAGGGCTGCGACCATGAACAGAACGAGAACGCATATTGCGATCCCGATCCGCTTCCAAACCTTCTGGTCCGTGTCGTCAGAACTCATTGAGGTCTCTCGGGAATTTGTGCCGGGGACGGTGAAACGGGGAGGAAACCCGCCCCCGGCTGCTCGCGTCTTGGGGAGACGATGAACAGGTGGGATTGTATCACCGTCTCGAGTTATGTAAAATCATTCCGACAACATTTGGTGCTTGGGGGCACCTTCACTTCCATATCTGCCAAGCTGGAGTACAGCCATGGGCAATATCACCCTGAAGGGTTGGCGCACGATTCTCGCCAACGTCGCCATGTGCGCGGGCCTTGTGACCGGGCACCAGCTGGACCCGGCGATGGTCCAGCAGAACCTCGATGCGATCTTCATCTTGGTGGCCACGGTCAACGCGATCCTGCGCTACATCACCACGACGTCGGTCGGCAAAGGCCAGTGATATGCCGCTTGCCCGCTTTGCCAGGTTTGCCCGCTTCGCGCGCTTTGGCGGCGGGTGGGTTGGTGCTCTCGCTCGGCTTGGCATCGTGCTCAAGCCTGCCGCCAATCCCGTGCAACACCCAGCGGACAGTGGTCGCGCTGGTGACGGTCGGGACGGACCGGGCGGCGCTCCTGTCGAAAACAACGGAAACAAGGATCTGCCATGAAGATGCTCACGCGACTGCTGGGGCTGATGCTCCTGCCGCTGCTGCTGGCCAGTAACGCCTACGCCGGCGACCAGACCTCGACCTATTACACCGCGAACTCGGCCCTGCTGATGGTCGGCTTCAAGGATAAGGCCTGCGCGCCGATCCCGACGCCGTTCGCCTACCTCGACGGTGAGGCCAATTGCGTCCGACAGCCCAACACCTGGCTCTATAAGCTGGACAAGGGCGACGGCAAGGTGACCAAGGAGGTCCGCGTCCTCGAGGGCAAGTGGTCCAGCACCACGACCACGACCACGACCACGGCTGACGGCAAACCTGTCACCGTCGTCGATAATATGAACGTGACCGACGGCCGCAGCGTGTTCGGCAGCTTCGGTGTCCGCAACAACTGGAACATCAGCCCCGGCGCCATCGCGTCGGCGTTTGGCGGTGCCCAGTCCGCCGCTGAGCGGGCGCGGTTCTTTGCCGCCGGTCTCGCCGCGGTGCGAACCAGTGAAGGTGGCTCCGACTACTTGTCGAAAGCCAACAGCCTGCTGCCCGGCAACGGACAGTAAGGAATTGCGGCGGGGGTTCCACGTGAAACAAAACGTGAACGCGACTCCCGCCGCCATCTACCGCTTCGTCTACGATTACTGGACGAAGAACGGCCGGGGACCGACCTATGCCGAGGTTTCTCACGGAATGGGCTATGCGTCCCGCCAAGGTTGCTACCACCCGATCAAGGCCATGATCACGCAGGGGATGCTCGAGGTTCTGCCCGGGCGCCACCGCACCCTTCGCCCCGCCGGCGTCCCGATCAGGGAACTGATGCTGGGAGATGCCGCCTGATGGTCGACGCCGCCACCATCGACGCCCTGCTGGCCAATCCGGACCTGATGAAGGAAGCGCTCCGGCACCTGCCCGATGCGCAGGTCGCTGAACTGCTGAAAGAGGCCGAGAACTACGAGGTCGCGCTCCACCGGCAAGAGGCGCAGAAGAACTTCCTGCCGTTCATGAAGGCGGTCTGGCCGGGTTTCATTGAGAGCGCGCACCACCGCAAGATCGCGCGAACGTTCGACGAGGTGATCGACGGCCCGGAAAAGCGGGTGATCATCAACCTGGGGCCCCGGCATACCAAGTCGGAATCCGCCTCGATCCACCTGCCTGCCTACTTCTTCGGCCGATTCCCCAACCAGAAGGTCATACAGGCGTCCTACGCCACCGAGCTCTCGCAGGGCTTCGGCCGCAAGGTCCGCAATCTGGTCAACGGCGACCTCTACCGGGAGATATTCCCCGAGACGTCCCTGTCTACAGACAGCGCCGCGGCTGGCCGCTGGAACACCAACAAGCGCGGCGAGTATTTCGCGTGCGGCACCGGCGCGGGCATGACCGGCCGCGGCGCCGATCTGCTGATCATCGACGACCCCCACAGCGAACAGGACGCCGATTCCCCGGCATCGTTCGACGCCGTCTATGACTGGTACATGGCTGGTCCGCGCCCGCGCCTGCAGCCGGGCGGCAAGATCATCATCGTCATGACCCGGTGGGGCGACAAGGATCTGACCGGTCGCCTGCTGGACGACATGGTCAAGAAGCCCGGCGCCGACCAGTGGAAGGTGATCGAGCTCCCCGCCATCCTCGACGAGCACACCGAGCGCGAGCGCCCGCTGTGGCCGGGCTTCTGGTCGATCGAGGAACTGCGCACGCTGCGCTCGACCCTGCCGCCCCGGCGCTGGTCGGCCCAGTACCAGCAGCGCCCGACGTCCGACGAGGGCGCCATCGTCAAGCGCTCTTGGTGGCGCGAGTGGGAGTTCGAGAAGCCGCCGCGCTGCAGCTTCATCATTCAAAGCTGGGACACCGCCCACACCGAAAGCACGGCGAACGACGCCTCTGCCTGCGTGACGCTTGGTGTTTTCACGTCCGCCAACGAGAAGGGCAAGGAAACCGCCCAGATCATCATCCTCGACGCATTCGAGGAGCGGCTGGAATTCCCGGAACTGAAGGCGCTGGCCAAGAAGGAATATGCCCGGTGGAAGCCGGACCAGATCCTTATCGAGACCAAGGCCTCCGGGCTCCCGCTGGTGCAGGAATTGCGCCGTTCCGGCCTGCCGATCTCCGAGTTCTCGCCAAACGGAAAGAAGGGCAAGGCCGACAAGACGGCCCGCCTCAACTCCATTTCCGACCTGTTCTACCAAGGCCGCGTCTGGGCTCCGTCCCACAAGCGCTGGGCCCAGCGACTGATGGATCAGGTGGCATCGTTCCCCTTCGGAGACTCTGACGACCTGGTTGATGCGCTATCGGGCGGGGTGATCCGGCTTCGTGCCGGCCACCTGATCCCTTTGGGCCGTGAAGCCGAGGACGAGGAAGACCTGCACCCCGCCCGCCGCAATCAAGTCCGGAGGTATTACGGATGAGCACGAACGTCGACAAGCCGCTGCAGGTGCCCCCGTTGGACGATGAGTACACCGGTCTGGGTTCCTTTGATGTCGAGGTGGATGGCCCCGAGGAGGAGAACTTTGAAATCGACCTCGACGGGCCGGAGACGGAGCACGCGAGGTTCCCCGACCAGTTCGACGGCGAGTTGTCGGCAGCGCTGCGCGACAGCGACCTGGGCAGCCTGGGAAGCGACCTGCTGGCCGCCTATGACGCCGACGAGATGAGCCGGTCCGAATGGACTGAGACCTATCGGGAAGGCATCAAGCAGCTTGGCCTGAAGATCGAGGAGCGCAGCGATCCGTGGCCCGGCGCGATCAGCGTGCGCAGCCAGCTGATGCCGGAATCCATCGTGCGCTACCAGGCCCAGATCATTCAGGAGATCTTCCCCGCGGCCGGCCCGGTGAAGACCAAGATCATCAACAAGGAGACCCGGGAGCGGCTGGACCAGTCGCTGCGCGTGCGGCGCTACATGAACTACCTGCTGACCGAGCGCATGCGCGAGTACCGCGCCGAGACCGAGAAGCTGCTGTTCGGCCAGGCGCTCGCCGGGTCCGCTTTCCGCAAGGCCTATTTCGACCCGGCCCTGAAGCGCCCGTCGGCCATGTATGTGCCCGCCGAGAACCTGTGCGTCGACTTCAACACGTCCGACCTGAACACGTCGGAGCGCTACACCCACCTGATGACCCGGTCGCCGAACGCGATCAAGCGGCTGCAGAAGTTCGGCTTCTACCGCGACGTCGACCTGTCGCCCATGCCGCAGATGCAGAACCCGGTGGCCGACGCAAAGTCGGAGCAGACCGGCATGGCCCCGGCGGCGCACCACGACCAGGTGCTCAATCTGTGCGAGATGTTCGTCGACTGGGAACTGGAAGATGACCCGCTGGTCCCCGAGGACCTGGTCGGCCTGGCGCTGCCCTATGTGGTCACCCTCGACAAGGATTCGGGCACCGTGCTGTCGATCCGGCGCAACTGGAAGCAGCAGGATCCGACCTGCAGCCGGCGCCAGCACTTCGTCCACTACCCGTACATCTACGGCCTGGGCTTCTACGGCTACGGTATGGCGCACCTGATCGGCGGCAACGCCAAGGGCGCGACGGCGGCGCTGCAGATGCTGCTGGACGCCGGCACGCTGGCCAACATCCCGGGCGGCTTCAAGTCGCGCGACCTGCGGATCATGGGCGGCGACAAGGGTGTCATCAAGCCGGGCGAGTGGCGCGACGTCGAGACCACCGGCGCGTCCCTGCGCGAGAACCTGGTGCCGCTGCCGTACAAGGAGCCATCGACGGTCCTGTACCAGCTGAAGAAAGACCTCGAGGAGGACGGCAAGCGGTTCGCATCGCTGGCCGACATGAAGGTCGGCGATATGTCGTCGCAGGCCCCGGTCGGCACGACGCTCGCCATCCTCGAGACCCAGTACAAGGTCATGTCGGCGATCCAGGCGCGCACTCACGCGGCCCAGAAGGAGGAATTCAGCATCCTCCACGACATCATCGCCGAGGATCCGGAGCCGTATCCCTACGAGGAAGACGGCGACAAGGCGCAGGACTTCAACGGCGAGGTGGCGGTCATCCCGGTCGCCGACCCGAATGCCGCGACCATGGCCATGCGCATCGTCCAGGCGCAGGCAGTCCAGCAGCTGGCGGCCACGGCGCCGCACCTCTACGACCTGCAGCAGCTGCACCGCGATTTCCTCAACGCCATGCAGTATCCGAACGTCGAGAAGGTGTTGCCGATGGCCGACGAGATCGCCCCGGCCGACCCGGTGTCCGAGAACATGGCGATCATGACGGGCAAGCCGGTGAAGGCGCACCTGTATCAGGACCACCAGGCCCACATCGCCGTGCACATGGCGGCGTCCCAGGATCCCAAGATCATGGGAGCGCTCCAGAACAGCCCGAACGCCCAGGCGATCATGGCTTCGTTCAGCGCCCACGTCGTCGAGCATTTGGCCATGGCCTACCGCGCGCAGATCGAGAAGGAGATGGGCGTCCAGCTTCCGGCCCCTGGCGAACCGCTGCCCGAGGACGTGGAACTGCAACTGTCCAAGCTGGTGGCCGAGGCCGCCGATCAGGTGCTTGGTCGCAATGTCGCCCAGGCGCAGGCCGAGCAGATCGCCCAGCAACTTCAGGATCCGGTCGTCCAGCAGCAGAACCGGGAACTTGGGATCAAGGAGGAGCAGGCGCAGCAGGCCCGCCGCCGCGACGCCGCCCGACAGGAACTGGACACCCTGAAAGAGCAGAACCATCACAGCACCGAAACCGCCCGGGTCGGCATCGAGGCGATCCGCGTCGCCGGCGAACTCGACGGGTCGGCCGAGGAGCGGGCGATCAAGGAATCCAGCGGCATCGTCACCCAGGGCACCAAGATGGCCGAGCGCCTGATCGAGCGCCAGACGATCCTCGACAAGGAAGCCTACCGCTCCCGGAAACCGAAGGCTGAGTGATGAGCATCGAAGTCAAGCTACTGAAATATCTCGACGAAAAGCTGTCTTCCTACGGACCGAAGATCCTTCGCGGCAACGTCGCGGACTTCGCCGAATACAAGGACAACGCCGGGTACTACCGGGCGCTTGAAGACGTCCGGGCTGAATTTGTCGACCTGTGCAAACAGGCCCGGACGCAAGACGACGACGCCGACTAGGCGCAAGGGACGCCAGGCCCTTTCCTGGCGCAGGAGACCAACGTGAACACGAGCATCGCTGACGCGATCACGCCGCCGGCCGAGGAGCCGGACATCGACCTCGAGAACCCGCCGGAATTCATTCCGAAGCCATCGGGTTACAAGCTGCTGATCGCCATCCCCAAGCCGGTGAAGAAGATCGGCAGCCTCTACATCCCGGAGGACCACGCCGACAAGCTGTCGATGGCGTCCGTCGTCGCGCTGGTGGTCAGCATCGGCCCCGGCGCCTTCCGTGACGGCAAGAAGTTCCCGAACCACGACCGAAGGTGGTGGCAGTTCTGGAAGCCCAGCTGGCAGGCCCGGTGCGGCGTCGGCGACTGGGTAATCGTCCGCACCTACAGCGGCACCCGGTTCGGCATCGGGGGACAGGAATTCCGGGTCATCAACGACGACCAGATCGAGTGCGTCGCCGATGATCCCACCATGATCAGGAGGATCGCGTGAGCGCTCAGGAACAAAACGGAAACGACGACTTCGAGATCCACGAGGTCGATGACGAGGACGTGGACATCCAGGTGGTCGACACCACCCCGGAGCAGGACCGCGTCCGCCCGCGCAACCCGAATGCGAAGGAAGATGACGACCTCGACAGCGACATCGAGGGCATCTCCGACAAGACCCGCAAGCGCATCGGCAAGCTGAAGTACGAGTACCACGAGGAGCGCCGCGCCCGTGAGGCGGCAGAGCGCGAGCTCGAGGAGGCCGCGCGTCTGATCCGCACCATGCAGGGTCAGCAGGTCGGGCTGGTCCGGCGCGTCGAGCGCGACCAGTCAGCGCTGGTGGAATCCCGGATCCGCGAAGGGCAGTCAGCCCTGTCGGCCGCCGAGACCGCCTACAAGAAGGCCTACGAGGCCGGCGACAGCGATGCCATGGTGGAAGCCCAGAAGGCCATCTCCAGGGCAACGCTCAGCCTCGAGAGCGCCGAGGAGTGGAAGCGGACCTACGAATCCGAGACCGCTCGCATCGCCGAGGAGCGGGCCGCCCAACCCCAGCAGCAGCCGCAACAGCAGCCGACGCGGCAGGCTCCACCCGACCCGACGGCCGAGCAATGGGCGCGCGACAATGCCGACTGGTTCCAGAAGGACGAGGAGATGACGGGCTTTGCCGTCGGGCTCCACCAGCGCCTCATCAAATCCGGCATTGACCCCCGTAGCAATCCGGATGAATATTATGGGCAGATCGACACGCGCATGCGGCAGGTCTTCCCCGATCACGATTGGGGTGATGACCAGCGGGCCAACAAAGGCCAGCGCCGCAGTCAGCCCTCGAGCGTTGTTGCTCCCGTTTCGCGTGGGGGAGCCCAAGGACAACGCCGCACCGTGACCATCACGGCTGACCAAGCACGCCTTGCACGAAAACTAGGGTTGTCCAACAAGGATTACGCCGAGGCCTATCTCAAGGACTCCGGCTCCACCGGTTGGACAGAGGTGGAGTAGACCCATGGCGACAGAACGCACAGCACGCGCCGCCGACGCCCGCGACGGGGAAACCCGCGCTGCCGAGGAAATCAACTGGCGTCCGCCGTCTCTCCTGCCCGACCCGGACCCTCGCCCAGGCTACGTTCACCGCTGGGTTCGCTACGGCCTCGCCGGCGCGATGGACAGCAAGAACGTCTCCGAACGGCGCCGGGAATACTGGGAACCGTGCAAGATCGAGGACTACCCCGAGTTCGGCCACATGGTCATGGACCACGGCGACAAGGCTTCCGGCAACATCGAAATCGGCGGGCTCGTGCTTTGCCGGATGCCGGAGCGGATCGCCGCGCAGCGCCAGGCCTACTACGACCGGCTGAACCGCAACCAGATTTCCGCCATCGACGACCAGCTGAAGAAGGAAGAAAACCCGGTCATGCCCATGCTGGCTGAGCGGGCGACCTCCTTCAGCGAACGCCAATAGCTCAACAGGAGACCCCCATGGGTGCTACATCACGTCCCTTCGGCGCCAAGCCCGTGCAGGTTGCTGGCGCCGGCTACAACACCGGCGGCTTCCGCACGATCGCTATCGCGTCGGGCTATGCCGCCAACATCGGCTTCGGCGACTTCGTGAAGCTGGCGTCCGACGGTACGATCCAGAAGGACACGGGGACGACCACGCTGACCCCCATGGGGATCTTTGTCGGCTGCGAATACACCGACCCGAACACCAAGCAGAAGCTGCAGCGCCAGAACTGGCCGACCGGCACTGTGGCGGCGGATGCGGTGGCCTTCGTGGTCAACGATCCCAACGCCGAGTTCCTGATGGAAGCTGACGAGGCGCTGGCCCAGACCGCCGTCGGCAACAACGCCGCCGTCGTGCAGGGCACGGTGGACTCGGTCTACGGCATTTCCCGCAATCAGCTGGACGCCTCGACCATCAACACCACTAGCACCCTGCCGCTGCGCATCCTGGGCTTCGTCGACGACGGCATCAACCAGCCGTCCGACAGCTATCCGGTCGTGCGGTGCCGGTTCAACAACCACCAGCTGACCACCCTGACTGGCGTGTAAGTCGGTAACTAGGAGCAACGACCATGGCAGCCATCTCACGCGCCCAGCAGGTAAAGCAGCTGGTCCCCGGCCTGAACAAGCTGTTCGGCCTGGAATACAAGCGCTACGCCGACGAGCACACGGCCATCTACGACGTGGAATCGTCCGACCGTTCCTTCGAGGAGGAGCAGGCCCTCTCGGGCTTCGGCGCCGCCCCGGTGAAGACGGAAGGCGACAGCATCCAGTACGACACTGGCCAGGAAGCCTACACCGCCCGCTACAACCACCAGACCATCGCCCTGGGCTTTGCGGTGACCGAGGAGGCCATGGAGGACAACCTCTATGAGTCCCTGTCTGCCCGCTACACCAAGGCGCTGGCCCGCGCGTTCGCCTACACCAAGCAGGTGAAGGCGGCGGCGTGGCTCAACAACGGCTTCTCGTCCTCGACCTATCTGGGCGGCGACGGCAAGACCCTGCTGGCCACGGATCACCCGCTGGTCAACGGCGGCACGAACAGCAACCGCCCGACCACGGCGGCGGATCTGAACGAGACCTCGCTCGAGGCCGCCACGATCCAGATCGCCGCCTGGACCGACCAGCGCGGCCTGCTGATCGCGGCCCAGCCGCAGAAGCTGATCATCCCGCCGGCGCTGATGTTCGTCGCCGAGCGGATCATGAAGTCCGAATACCAGCCGGGCACCGCCAACAACGACATCAACGCCATGAAGTCGATCGGCATCCTGCCGGGCGGCCGCACGGTCAACCACTGGCTGACCGACACCAACGCCTGGTTCATCAAGACCGACGTGCCGAACGGCATGAAGATGTTCCAGCGCGTCAAGCTGGCGACCAAGCCGGACGGTGATTTCGATACCGGCAACTGGCGGTACAAGGGACGTGAACGGTATTCTTTCGGTTTCAGTGACCCTCTTGGTATGTTTGGAAGCCCCGGCGCGTCGTAACCGACATGACCGCGGAGGCCCTTCTTTCTCTGGGAGACAGAGCCTCCGCGGCTCCACCTATAGGGCTGCCTGAGTACGTTTGGGGCGAAATGGACAGTGACAACGAATCCTTGATCATCGACCGCAACCTCGCCGACGCCATCAACCGGATCGGCCACGGGCTGCAGGATCTTGTCAAGGAGGTCCGGAGCTCGACGGACCGGCTGATCAAGGTCGAGGCCAAGTTGGACCGCGACATGGAGGTCGAGGAAAACCTGAAAAAGCTGGAAGCGGCTTTCCAGGCCCAGGCCGTCGAAATGGCCACCTTCAAGGCCCAGACCAAGACAGTCGGCACCATCGCCGTGATCGCCGTTCCAGTGATCGTCCAGCTTATCTCACGGTTGCTACAATGAACTGGGACCGCTGGCCGAACTTCACCGAGGCCGAGTTCCGCTGCAAGGGCAACGGCGAGTGCCGCATGGACGAGGATTTCCTCGACCGCCTGCAGTACCTGCGGAACCGCTTCGGCCGGCCCATGCCGGTCACGTCGGGTTACCGGTCGCCCGAGTACAACGCCAAGGTCTCCACCACTGGCACCGCCGGCCCGCACACCACGGGCAAGGCGGCCGACATCCGGGTCAGCGGCAAGGATGCCTACGACCTGATCAAGCTGGCGATCGAGGCCGGGTTCCGCGGCATCGGCATCTCCCAGAAGGGGGCGCACGCCAGCCGCTTCATTCATCTCGACATGGTCGACGCTGGTCGGCCCACTGTCTGGTCCTACTAGGAGGCCACCATGGGTATTCCCGCTCAGTTCACCAACGGCGTCAACATCGCCAATGTCGGCGAGGCGCTGTACCACTTCGGCATGCCCGACCCGACCAAGTGGCACGTCTTCTTCGACGATTTCGACCGCTATGTCGTCGGCGACTGGACCATTACCACGACAGAGGCGGGCGCCGGTTCGGCCACCGAGGCGCTGGCCGATGCCAATGGCGGTGTGCTGCTGATCACCAATGACGCGGCCGACAACGATGCTGACTTCTTCCAGAAGGTGGGTGAGAGTTTCCTGTTCTCCTCGACCAAGAAGATGTTCTTCAAGGCGCGCTTCAAGGTGTCCGATGCGACCCAGTCGGATGTGGTCATTGGCCTGCAGGTCACCGACACCACGCCACTCGCGGTATCCGATGGCATCTATTTCCAGAAGGATGACGGCGACACCAACATCGACTTCAACGTCACCGGCTCGAGCACCGACACCGCCAGTTCGGCCGTCGGCACGCTCGCCGATAATACCTACGTCACGGTGGCGTTCGCCTATCTGCCGACCGACCCGTCCCGGCCCAGCGACGGCGCCAAGTTCCTGGTGTTCATCGACGACGTCCTGAAGGCATCGGTGGCGACCACCAACGCGCCGGCGACCGAACTCACCGTGTCGTTCGGCATCCAGAATGGTGAGGCCGTCGCCAAGACCATGTCGCTGGATTACATCTTCGCGGCTCTGGAGCGCTGATAATGGCCCGCGAGTGCGTCGGCAAGGCGCTCATCCGTTTCTATGTGACGGATGACGTCAATGAAAAGGGCGAGGCGGTCGGCTTCAACGCCACCGTCGAGCACGAGGGCACGGTGCTGAACGCCAAGCCGTTCAAGAACCGCGACGATGCAATGGGCTGGCTGCACCAGCAGGCCACCAAGCGCGAGGTGAGGTTCTAGCCATGTCCCGCCCCATCTACTACTCGGCATCGCCCTCAGCGCTCGACCGCGACGGGATCTGTGCGTCGCAGACGCCATCAGGGGCGGGAGACCTCACGATCAACGGCGCGCTAGCTTCCGGCGGCGTGGCGACCATGGGCGCGGCACAGCATGTCACGCTCTACGGCGGCTCCGACGAGAGCGGCAAGACCTTCACCGCCTACGGAACCGATTATCAGGGCCAGGCGATCAGCGAATCCCGCGCCGGGCCCAACGCCGGCACAGTTTCGTTCTCCAACAACTTCAAGACCATCACCCGCGTCGCAGTCAGCGCCGCCACCGCTGGCGCGGTCGAGGTGGGCGTCGACGGCACCATGGAAACCCAGTGGTTCCCGCTGAACCACTACCTGTCCGGTGGTTTCAACGTCGGCTTCGGCGTCGACATCACGGGCACCATGACCTACACGGTCCAGCACACCTTCGAGGACGTGTTTGCCTCGACGTTCAACCCGGCGACAGCCAAGGCATTCGATCACGTTGATGTCAGCGCCAAGACAGCCGACGCCGACGGCTCGTATGTGAGCCCGTGCACGGCCATCCGCCTGAAATTGTCCGCCTTTACGTCCGGCTCCTTCAAGTTCAACATCGACCCTGCGGCCTAAGCCATGTTCGGTCGGCGGGGCATAAGCCAGTCGGGCATCTCGGCTGGCGGCATCGGCGGCATCCACGGGCCGAATGGCCCGTTCAAGTGGTATGTCGATGGCACCAGCGGCAGCGACAGCAACAGCGGCCGCAGCGCCGACGCCCCGTTCCAGACCATCGCCGAGCTGATGGCGGTGCTGGCCGACAACGACAGCGTCGGCATAGCCCGCGGGTCCGTCTTCACGGAGCAGCTGGGCGCGACGGCGGGCACAGTGGATGGTGTTCATGTCGGGGCCTACGGGCGCGGCGCCATGCCCATCTTCGACGGCCGGGACGTGGCAAGCGCGGGTGGCTGGACGAAGACCGTCGGGCTCACCAACGTCTACGAGCGAACCTGGACCCACGACACGGTGACCAGCGCCTATATGTCGCTCTGGGAAAATGACGTGCGGATCCGCTGGGTCTCCAGCACGGCCAATTGCGATGCGACCGCCGGCAGCTTCTACGCCGCCACATCGACTAGCGGCCAGACCACCGTCTACTATCACGCCACCGGTGACGCGGACCCGGCATCGAGTGGGATTGTCGTCAAGATCGCCAAGCGCGCACACGGCATCTGCGGGGCGGACGGCTGGGTGATCCGCGACATGCACACCAAGTGCACGCTCCACAATGACGGCTCGCTGAAGGTCGGCGACAACTGCGTCATCGAGGACTGCCTGTTCGAGGACGGCACCAAGCACAATATGTTCATGGGCGCAGGCTCCATTGCCCGCCGCTGCGGCGCATGGAAGTGCGATTGGCCCGAACGCTCCAACTCCACGTTCTTTGTCGGCTACGCCAACAACGGCGTCGGCCTTTCGGTCACGTTTGAGGATTGCTGGGTGCTCGGCGAGCAGGCCAAGCTGACCTACGCCATCGGCGCCGCGAAAGGCATGGACGGCTTCTACTGCCATAACGCCAATGGCACCGACATCTGGGACACGGTCACCTACCAGGGCTGTTCGGCCAAGCTGTGCACCATCGGCTTCTCGGTCGCGTCGGCGAGCCACTACCGCGTGATCCGGTGCAAGTCTGAGGCGGTCAATGACGGCTGTCTGCTGACAGGCCCGAACGCCTACGCCGAAGATCTGTGGGTGATGGACGGCGACACGACAAAGGTTCGCGCGGCCGTCCAGATCAGCGCCAGCGCCGTGGCGGTCATCGACGGCTTCCGGGCCTACACCTCGCGCGGCGCGGACAATCGCGGCGACGTCTACAACCCCAGCGCAGCGACCGTCACGCTGCGGAACTCGGTTATCTGCCGGGCGGCAGGCTCGACCGGGACGCGCTGGGGCTTCAACAGCAACACCACCGGCGGCGTCGCCAACATGAGCGGGTGCATCCTGCAATATGTGGTGACCACCGACATCGTCTATCGCCGGGTGGCCGGGGTGACGGGCGCCGCCGACAACAACAACTACTATCCGAGCACCAACAACTTCCAGGTCGGCGCCACGTCTTACAACGACTTCGCCGCCTACCAGGCGGCCAACCCGACGCTCGACCCGAACAGCACGACGCTGGATCCGCAGTTCGCGGACCCGGCCAATGGTGACTGGACCATTGGCAACGCCACCCTGGCCGCGCTGGGGATCGGCCTTGACCGCGACGTCACCAGCAAGAACTACACGGCGGTCCCGAGCGAAGCGGTCATTGCCGCGCTCTAGTGACGCCGCGCGCCTGCCGCGCTAGAATGATCCCCACGCCACGGACGGCGATACGTCTGCAAACCTCAGAACCGACACCGAGGAACGCAGCATGTCCACGTCCGGAACCACCACATTCAATCTGGAGCTGATCGACCTGTGCGAGGAGGCGTTCGAGCGCGCCGGCCTGGAACTCCTCACGTCCTACGACTTCAGGACTGCCACGCGCAGCCTGAACATCATGATGCAGGAGTGGCAGAACAAGGGTGTCAACCTGTGGACCATCGAGGAACGCAGCGTCACGCTCGTCCAGGGCACTGAGGAATACAACCTCGCCACCGACGTCGTCGACGTGCTCGAGCATGTGATCCGCACCAATGACGGCTCCAGCAACCAGATGGACTATCCGCTGACCCGTGTGTCGATGGCGCGCTATGCCGCGCAGCCGTCGAAGCTGACCCAGGGCCGCCCCAACATCGTCTGGTTCGATCGTCAGACCACGCCGCGCCTGGTCGTCTACCCCGTGCCCGATGCAAACACCTACAAGATCTACTACTGGGTCGCGCGGGTGATCGAGGACGCCGGCAGCGACGGCAGCCTGAACATGGACATCCCCAAGCGCTTCATTCCGGCGATCGTGGCGGGCCTTGCCTACTACATCGCCATGAAGCACCCGGAGGTGACTGACCGCGTCGTCGGCCTGAAGACCGACTATGACGAGCAGTTCAAGCTGGCGACGGCCGAGGACCGCGAGAAGGTCAGCACCCGGCTGCGGCCCATGCGCTACGACCGGGGCCGCTGATGTCGGATGACTACGCGCTTGGCAGCAAGGCCAAGGGCATATGCGACCGCTGTGGTGTCGGATGGTCCTTGAACAAGCTGCGCTATGAGGAGGTCAACCGGAACCTCACCCATAGCCGCGTCTGCCCCGACTGCTGGGATCCGGACCACCCGCAATACTGGGTTGATCAGGTGGAGGTGGGCGACCCCTATCCGCTGTTCGACCCGCGGCCAGATACCGGAGCCGACGCCAGCCGGGGCGTCTTCGGCTGGAACCCGCTCACCGGCCTTGAGGCGACGATGTCGATCGGCACCGTTACCGTAACCACGTCGTGAGGGCCCTATGGCGCTGACATACGCGCAGTTGACCACGGCGATCGAGCAGTATCTCGAGAACACTGACGCGACCTTCGTCGCCAACATCCCTGTATTTGTGCGCCAGGCGGAAGACCGGATCCTGAAGGATCTACAGATGCCGCGCTTCCGAAAGTCGTCGACGTCGCCGTTGGCCCAGGGCAATCGGTACCTGGAACTGCCATCCGACTTCTTGGCCCCGTTCGCGCTGCAAGCCATCTCCGGCAGCACCTATTACGCGCTGGACATGAAAGAGCCCGAACTGATCACGGCCATGTACCCCACGACAACAAGTCAGGGGCGCCCCAGGGTTTACGGGCTCTGGGATCACAACACCATGATCATCGGACCGGCGCTCAACGCCGCCTACACCATGGAACTCCACTATTTCCATCGGCCCGAATCCATCGTCACCGCCAGCACGACATGGCTTGGCGACAATGCCGAGAACGCGCTGCTGTTCGCGTCTCTGTGCGAGGCGTACCTCTACGAGAAGGGCGAGGGCGACCTGCTGGCTGCTTACGAGAAACGCTACGCCGACTCGATCAGCCGGCTGAAGAACCTGGGCGAGGGCATGGCCCGCCGGGATGCCGCGCGACGGGGTCAATTCAAGAGGGAGATCACCTGATGAGCTTTTCCGTCGAAACCGGCGTACAGGCCGGAAATCCGGAAATCTGGATCACCAACGGCCGCCCGCACACGCCCGAGGTGTGGGCGGAACTGGCCATGCGCAAGCTGCTGTATATCGGTGACAGCGCACCGCCCGTGCTGCGTGACCAGGTGCGGGCCTTCAAGGACCAGTGCCAGGTCATGATCACCCACTACATCCGGCAGGCCATGGAAGCGCAGCGGTCCCACGATGCCTGCCTGGCCGAGGCCTCCGGGGCGGGTGAGGTGGGCGCGGTGATACGGCGTTTGAAAGTCTGAGTATGGGGCGGAACCGCCTCGCCAGTCAGCCCGTGGGCGACCCGTCCCCGTCTGACCTACGTCAATGCAAAGACTGTCGGCTCCAGAAGCCCTATGCCGACTTTTCGCGGCGCAAGTCGGGAGACCGCGCCGGCCACTACCTCAACCACTGTAAAGCCTGCGCGTGTGCTCGCCAGGCCAAGTACATGGCAACAAATAAGGCGTCCGCCTACGCTCGGCACAACGAGAAAAGGCGGACGCCCGAGTTCAGGGCCAAGGTGAGAGACGCTACCGTGGCGCGTTCAAAGCGCGCCTATTGGGCCGATCCGGAGAGGGCAAGAATGCGGGCGCGGGTATCTGCGGCACGTTATCGAGCCCGTAACCCCGGGAAGGTCTACGAGACCCAAGTCAAGCACAAGGAGCGCCACCGCTCGGAATTGAGCGCCCGCGAGCGAGCGCGCCACGAGTGCAGGCAGAATCGCACGCTGGGTATTCCTAGCCGGGCCTTCAAAACCATCTATGCGATGGCGGCGAGTTTGACAAAAGACACCGGCGTAGAGCATCATGTTGACCACATCGTCCCGCTTCTAGGGCGCACAGTCTGCGGCTTACATGTGCCTTGGAACCTTCGGGTCGTGCCAGCGAAGGAAAATCTCCGCAAGGCTAACGCGCTCGTCGATGAACTGGCAGCGGGAGACCTTCCATCGCTATAACCTCTGCGATTTGTACGTCGTTCAAGGTTGAGGCCCTTCAGGGGGTCCACAACTTCACGACCTCGACCGGCGACACCTTCAAGATCGCGCTTTACACCAGCAGCGCGACCCTGAGTGCGTCGACCACGGCGTATACCGCGACCAATGAGGTCAGCGGCACCGGCTACACGGCCGGCGGCGCCACGCTGACCAACGTCACGCCGACCAGTTCCGGCACCACCGCCTATATCGACTTCGCCGACCCCAGCTGGTCGACGGCGACGATCACCGCGCGCGGCTGCCTGATCTACAACTCGACGGACTCGAACAAGGCGGTCATGGCGCTCGACTTCGGCTCCGACAAGAGCTCGAGCGGCGGCACGTTCACAGTCGTCATGCCGACGGCGGATTCGACAAACGCCATCCTGCGCATCGCCTGAGCACCGTAGCGCCGGAAACCCACCGGCGGACGGGATCCCGCGCCGTTCGTTGAGGTCGCCGTGAATAACGCCCAGCTACACATTCAGGCACTCATCGCCCAGTTCGGCCCGCTGCCGATTCTGTTCGAGACGCTGGGCGTCCTGGTGGAAAGCCTCTCTGAAATAGACGGCATGCTGGTGATCGCGCTGTATGACGAGCAGCGGGACGTGCGGTTCGACTGGCACTATCCAAATCCGGAGATCTGGACCCCGGACCCCAGCGGCGACATTCCGAGATATGTGGAGCGCTCCGACGACATGGGGCGCGCGATCATCGAGAACGGCCAGCCGGTCCTTGATGAACTGATGGGTCGGATTGATCCGGTTGCCGTGGCGACCATCGAGTTCACGCGGCAAGTGGGGCTCTGGCGCACATGACGGTCCTCACGATCCGTCCCAATGTCAGCGCCGCAATCGGCTGGTCGCGGCGGGAAAGCGCTACCTATGCGACCGCCCTGTCAGGCGGCGGCACTGGGTCGGGCAATCCCAGCGCCGGGTCGCTGGCGGGCGGCGACCAGCTGTCCGGGGGCATCTACTATCTAAGCCAGACCCAGATGGAATTCCCGTTGACGAGCCTGCCGGCGGGAGCGGTGGTCAGCGACGTCACGATCGAGTGGACCACAACCACATTCAACGTCAGCGGGGGCGGCGGTCAGCACGTCCTGGGCTTCACTGGCGGTACAGTAAGCACCACCACTTTCGTCAACCAGACGTCCGCGCTCGCGTTGACCGAATATGGCAGCTTCGGCAGCACCGGCTACCACACCGGCAACACGACCTATCAGCTTTCACTCAATGCTGCGGCCCGCGCGGCGGTGGAGGCCAATGCCGGCGGCGCCATTGGCATCCTGTGGTGCTCCGACCGGTTCCTGACGGGCACCGCTCCGACCGGAAACCAACAATACTATATGTACTCGGATGATGATGGCACTTCGGGCCGCCGGCCCGCGCTGATCATCACCTACACCACCGAAACGCTTGTGACGATCACGGGCATCGAGGCGACAGCATCGCCCGGCTCGGTCACGGTTACCGGCGACGCCAGTGTCGCGGTGTCCGGACAGTCGGTTACCGCGTCTCAGGGCGCGGTCACCGTCTCCCTGGACACAACAGTCGACGTGACGGGCATCGCGGCCACATCCTCCCAAGGGTCGGTTACCGTTACGGGAGACGCCTCGGTTGCGCTGACCGGCGTCGGCGCCACCGCCTCGCCCGGCGCCGTGACCGCTGCAGACCAGATGGACGTTCTGGTCACCGGCGTCGAGGCGACAGCCACGTTTGGCACGGTCGATGTAACTGGCGATGCATCGGTCAGCGCGACCGGCATTTCCGCAACAGCTTCGGCCGGGTCGCCCACCGTCACCGGCGACGCCACTGTGGATGTCAGCGGCATTGGAGCCACCGCGTCCCAGGGCACCGTCACCGCCACGGATAGCATCCTTGTCACTGTCACGGGCCTGGCGGCGATGACAGGGCGCGGATCCGTCACCGTCGCCACGGGTGCGGGGGTTGCGCTGACCGGCCGCTCCCTTACCGCATCGGTCGGCACGCCGACAGTTACGACCGGCGCGCGCGTGGGCGTGACGGGGCTCGAGATGCAGGCTATATTTGGCGTGATCCCCGGCATCTGGGGAGAAAGCTCGACCGGCTCACCCGGCGCATGGACAGAAATCGCACCGGGATCTGGAACCTGGACAGAGATTGTCCCCGGCTCCGGCTCCTGGACACCCGTCGATACGGGGCTGCCATGAGGGTGACCGATGACCTCCAGCTATACTGATACCGGGCTCGAGAAGCAGGGCACCGGCGAGAACTCGGGCACATGGGGCGCGAAGGCCAACACCGTGTTCGATATGCTCAACGCCATGATCAACGGCGTGGTCGGCGTCAGCTTCGCGTCTGATGCCAACAAGACCATCACCGCCACGGATGGGTCGCTCGCGGATGCCCACAACCGCATCCTGCTGGTGACCAGCGGCGTCTCGCTGACCGCGACGCGCACGCTGACCATTGCGCCGAACGACATGGAAAAACTGTACTATGTGCAGAACAACACCACCGGCAGCCAGAAGATCACCGTGTCACAGGGATCCGGCGCCGGCGTGACCATCGACAATGGCCGCGGCGCATGGGTCTATTGCGACGGCGCCGGAGCCACAGCGGCGGTTGTTTCGCTGAACAAGCTGATCCAGCTGGAGCGCCCGCGCCTCGCCGCCTATGACGAGCGCATCCAGGATCTCGGCACGATCAATACGAACCAGAACCTGGACCTGTCCCTTTACAACGTCTTCAAGTGCACACTGTCCGGGAACGTCCAGCTGACCTTCACGAACCCGCCGCCGAGCGGCTTCATGGGCAGCGCGACCATCATTGCCACCCAGGACGCCACCGGCAGCCGCACGCTGACTTTGGCGGGCGGCACCGTCAAGCAGTCGGGCAGCACCAGCGGCGCGATGGGGATCACCTCGACGGCGTCCAAGAAGTCGGTCGTCACGGCGTGGACCGATGATGGTGGCACCACCTATTACGCCTCTCTTGCCATGTTGAACCTATGATCCCGCTCGACATCTGCCTGATCAGCGCCACCCGACCCGATTACGTCGACCGATGCCCATGGCGCCGGAACCTGATCGAACGCGGCATCGAGTTCAAGGATCTGAATTACCACGGGTGCGACGACGACGGCCGGCAGGCCGCGCTCGACCCGCTGAACACCTGGCACGGCGAGAATCCTCTCACGCCGGCCGACTTGCCCTTCGTGATCTACAAGCTGGCCGTGCGCGGCGAGGACGAGCCCCGGGTGGTGATCCACCGGAAGCTGAAAGACCTGAAGGAGGACAACGTCCTTGACGCTGGGGATCTTTAGATTCAAGAGCATCGTCGCGGGCGGAAGCCAGACCTTCAACGCTCCAGGCAACTGGACCGCGCCCTCCGGCGTGACCAGCATCTCGATCAGCGGCACGGGCGGGCCTGGCAATGCGGGCAACCCGGGAAACAATGGCGCGGCTGGAAACGCAGGCGCCGCCGGTAACGCGGGAAATCCCGGCACGGCTGGCACGGGCGGCTCGCGCGGCAATGGCGGCACCGGCGGATCGGCGGGCGCGGGGGCAACGGCAAACGCGGTCGGCTCCGGCGGCTCCGGCTCTCCTTCAGGCTCATCGGGCGGGAGTCCGTCAGGCGGCGCGGCCGGCACCGGCGGCGCGGGCGGCGGCTATCCAAGCTCGAGCCAGTATGGCGGGCCGGGGGGCGACGGCGGCCAGGTGTTCGATCCCGGCCCGAAATCGTTCATCTACGGCTATGGCGGCGGCGGTGGCGGCCGTGGGTTCACCGGCAACTCGGGGGGCGCCGGTAATCCCGGGACGGCCGGCAATGCCGGTACAGGTGCGACATCAGGCAATGCCGGGTCGGCCGGCGCGGCAGGCGCGGCAGGCAACACGGGATCGTCCTCGACGGTCACGCCGACCTCGCCTGCTGCGCCCGCGATCTTCACCGCCCCGGGCGGCACCGGGGGCACGGCGGGTGCAGCCGGTACATCCGGCACGCCCGGTAATCCCGGCACCAACGGTGCAGCGGGCACGGCCAACGCGGGCAATCCGGGTAATGCCGGATCGCGCGGCGGCGGCGGTGGTGGCGGTGGTGGGTCCAACAGCGGCAATGCGGGCACGGCGGGTCAGGGGCCAGGGCAAGGCAATGGCGGCGCGGCGGGCGGTCAGTCGTCGGCAGGCACGCCAGGCAATGGCGGATCGACTGGCGCCAATGGCACGGCGGGCAATTCCGGCACGGCCAATCCGGGCGGAACAGGGACGACGGGGACGGCAGGCACGGCGGGCAGCGGCGCGACCAGCGGCAACGCGGGCAGCGCGGCGAACACGACAAGCAATAACCATACTGTTCCGGCCCTCTCCACCCACGCTATTGTTGTCCCGACAGGCGGGAGCGTAACCATTTCATGGTCGACACAGTAGAAAGCACCCACGACAGGAAGGTCGACGCGATCGAGAGCGCGCTCACGGCCATTCAGTGCGCCGGCGATCCGGAAGCGCGTCTGTTCGTCTGCCGGCGCCGGGACGGCTGGTGCCAGGGCGTGCATATGTGCGACGCCTGCTACATCGTCCACCCGGTCTCCGACCGCCGGAGCGCGCGCGAGATCTGCCGGGCCGCCAACCAGGTGAATTGATGGACGTATTCGAGGCGCTCAACCGCCTGCCCAAGGATATTCGGGATTGGATCAACTATCTGCCCCGCAAGATCGACGACAGCTGCATCTTGTGGCCGGAATCGACCCTGCGACAGGCCATCGAGAACTACAACAATGGGCTGGTTATCGACTTGGGCCGCAGGCCCGGCCGCAATTGAATTCCGCTGCCATCCCGACGACCTGGACGTGATCCCGGCGCCGGTATTCGCCGGAAAGCACATGCCCGACTGGTTCAAGCGCCTACCGCCCAAGCTGGGGCCGGGGCTGACCACCTCCACGATCAAGCGCTGCATGCCGTTTCTCGACGCCATGACCGCCGGCTGGGTCATCCCCCTGGCCGCCGATGTCGAGGTGATCACCGAGAACGGCGAGAGCAACTTCCGCTGGAATTTCCACCGGCCAATGATCGAGGCGCATAACCCGAAACAGATCGAGGGCATGACCTCGAGCCCGCCGGCCAAGTTCATGAACTACTGGTCGATCAAGGTGCCGCGCGGCTGGTCGGCGCTGTTTGTGCCGCCGCTCAACCGGCCCGACGAGAGGTTCACCATCATGTCGGGCATCGTCGATTGTGACCGCTATGAGGAGTTCATCAATTTCCCGTTCGTCATGAACAAACCCTGGAGCGGGATCATCGAGGCCGGGACGCCCATCGCCCAGGTCATCCCGTTCCCGCGCAGCATGGCCATCCGGACATCGGTGGTGCGCTCGTTCACCGCTCGGGAGCAGGACGACCTCGAGCGTCTGCGGCGCCAACGCGGGTCGCACGAAAGCCTCTACAGGGACAAGCTGCAGGTGCGCAAATGGTAGCCATGCCACCATCCCCGACCTATTACGGCAATCACCCGTATGTGTTCTGGGAGAACGGCTTCAGCGACGAGCAGCTGGCCGCCATCATAGAGATGGGCAACGACGCCGCGCAGGAGCCCGCCGTGGTCGCCGACGGACGCCTGGTGCCGGACGTGCGCGATTCCCGCACCGGCTGGATCCAGCCGCAATATGACTGGCTGGCCGAGGAACTGGTGAAGGCGGCCCGCAGCCTCAACGGACAGTATTACGGCTTCGACCTGTGGGGGCTGGCGGAACCGTTCCAGTTCACCATCTACGAACCCGGCCAGTTCTACACCTGGCACCTCGACGTGGGAGACCAGGGCTCGTCGCTGCGCAAGCTGTCCATGGTCCTTCACCTTGATGATCCGAAGGATTATGATGGCGGGCAGCTGCAAGTGCAGGTCGGCGACACGCCCATGGACTGCCGCAGCGATCGGGGCCTCCTCGTGGCATTTCCGTCATGGACCCTGCACCGCGTCACTCCCGTAACCAGAGGCCGGCGGCGCACGCTGGTCGTCTGGGTATCCGGACCGGCATGGAGGTAGCCCCCAATGAAGGTCTCCTGGAAGACCAAGCGCGTCATCCCCGAGCGCTCCAGCGTTGAAATCGAGTTCACCGGCGGCGAGCATTCGTCCGTCCTGACCTTTGACCTGACCGAGTTCGCAGACGAGAACGGCATCATCATCGTGGCCGATGCGCGTGAATCGTTCGACCGCCATGCCGCCGGCTTTGCCCGCGCGTGGGGACCGACCGTGCCGCTCGACATCTTCCAGATCAAGGAACTGGCGGGCATGAAGGGCGAGGTACTGGGCCCGCGGCCGAAGATGCCGCGCGTCGAGCAGGAGCTCAGCGCCTGATGCCCGTCCATATCCCCAAGCGTTCCGAGCACCTGATTGTCTGCCAGTCGGCAGCCAGCGAGGGCGAGGAATTCCGCGTCGCGCCGAACAACCAGATGATCGCCACCATGCTGGTCGACGGCCGGGTCCGGTACAAATTCTCCGACGGGGAACGAAACGTGAACCCGCCCGCGTGCATCCTGCTGAACGAGCCCGTGTCCGGCGTCTGCCTCACACCGGCCCGCTGGCTCTGCGCCATGGACCCGGACCTGCTGCCGGAGCGGTGGTCGGCCAGCATCGTCCTGTCGGCGGATGTCGCCGCGTCACCGAACCGGCTGCAGGTGCTGATCTGCGGCTGGGGTGACGGCACGTTCAACGGGGCGGCGTTCGGCTTCGGCGCGGTGATCAACATCCCGGCGGGCAAGACCTTCACGCTCGAGGGCAATGCGGTGTTCCTGCGATGCTCACGCCCCTAGTCTTCAAGCCCGGCATCTACAAGGAAGGCACCGATTACAGCGCCGAGGGCGGTTGGATTGACTGTGACAAGATGCGCTTCCGCAAGGGCATGCCGGAGAAGATCGGCGGCTGGCAGAAGCTGTCGACCACGGCACTGACTGGCATCTGCCGCGCCATCCACACCTGGTCGGATCTCGACGGCTTCATCCGGTCCGGACTGGGCACACACCTCAAATACCAGCTTGAGGAAGGCGGCCTGTTCTACGACATCACGCCGCTGCGCAAGACCACGAACCCGCTGGCGAACAATCCGATCGCCACCACAAACCTCTCGTCGATCGTCACCATCACCGATGTCGGGCACGGCGCCGCGGTTGGCGACTATGTGACCATCTCCGGTGCGACGGCTTTTGGAGGCATCGCGGCGGGCGCTCTAAATCAGGAGTTCGTCATCCTGACAGTGCCGACG